ACTTCATGAACATTGAAACCTCCTTCATGTAAGTTTACTGATAGTTATACTGATTTAACTAACAATAGATATGCGACAAAGGGACGCACTAAGCGCTATAAACACTACGTGCGCCATCTAACTCACAATGTACGACACCGTGCCATCCACCCTTAAGTTTATTCTTAGCAATGTTCAAGTGGCGCTGGGCGCTCTCTTCTTCATCCTGCCCTTCAACTACTTGGTTCTTACTGATCAGTACCATCAGGTCAGCTTCAGCAGCCTTGCCTGTCTTACTGCCCTCAAGCATAGACTGATCTACGTTTACCTTGCCTTCAGCTACAGCACTAAGCTGTGACATCCAGATGATTGCACACTTGTATTGCTTGGCGATGTTACGTGCGTGGATAGCTGCTTCCTTGAGGTACACATCTGACTTATCACTTGTCTTGCTAGCGAACTTGTCTCCCATGTCCAGCACAACAATGTCAGGCTGGTATGCTTTGACGATAGCCTCAACCCATGCCATGTCCTTGCCTGTGCTATCCTTGATAAAGATATTCTCTTTGACTGGCTCATAGCGTAGCGCAGCGACAGGCATGTTACCCTTCACTTCATCCATGCTCATGCTGGTAGCGGCACTCAAGTACCGTGCGCCTACACGCTCATAGCTTTCCTCGTTGCACAGGATCATGCACTTAGCACCCTGATGTGCGAACCCACTAGGTGCAGCGATAGTGCTGGCATGGAAGGATGTCTTACCTGTGTTAGGTCGTGCGCCTACAACAACCAAGTGTCCGCCACTGATACCCTCAACCTTACGTGCTAGGGATGGGATGTTCCACTTCCACTGTGACTGAATGTCGTTAGCCTCAAGCAGGGTCTCAATGCTAATGTCATCCCAGTCAATCTTGAGGTTAGGCATGAAGTCATCTTGATAGTCAGACAGTAGCTTACGCAGAGGCTCAAGGCTAGTCTGTGTGCCGTTCACGTAGTCGAACCCAAGGTTAGCGATCTCTTCACCGACTACTTGTTGGAACAGCTTAGATAGTACGTCATCAGCGATCTCCTTACCTAAGGGTTGCTCTCTGTTAATCTTGCGGAACAGATCACGGAAGGCTTCCTTGTTAGCTGTCGTCATGCTGTTGTTGTTAGCGTAGAACAGAGCCTCTAACTCTGATGGTGTAAGAGACTTCTCGTATGTCTGCATAGCATAGTCGAGTGTCTGCTTAATCTTGCGAACATCTTTAGTGAATATCTTGGAAGGGCAACGAATGCCCTTGTGATTGTCGTAGAACTCTTTGTCCAACAGTGTGCGGACTAGGGCTAGTTCCATCATGTGTGTCTCCTCTCAAAGAGATTATGCGTATATCTTAGTGGTAGCGCTCTGTAACTCTTCCAAGCGTTTAAGCTCGTATGCTATGTCACACTCCACCGTCTTGCGGGACGGATCGTCCAAGTCTATAGTAGCAAGTACTGCACGTAGACGTTTGATCTCCTGCGTAGCGTTCTCAATCTCACCAGTAATGCTCATTTCAGATCACCCTCTGTCCAGTAGTCCCAGCTAGTTACTAAGTCTTCGTTGTAGTACATGTCAAGTGAAGCCTGAAACTTCTTGTCATTCAAGAAACGATTACATGCACTCAATACTTCTGTGATACTCAGTTCTACTTCTACCTGTCCCGATGGTTCATCAGGATCAAGTATGATTGTTCTTGTGCTTGACATAGAAAGCTCCTTCCGTTGATTGCAGCGACACAAATAAGTCTAGCAGTTGTTGGTACGTCATAGTGATAAGCTGGTGTTCGTCTAGTCCGTCCTCAAACTGACGTAGGAATACGACGCCATCATCAGCTAGGATCATCTGTACATCCTCACAGCGATCCGTCTCATCCAGCGATGTAATGACTGACGCATCATGCTCAAACTCTACGGTGAACATTACTCCTCCTCCAAGCAGAACTCACAGAAGTCACCCGTGCTAGGGTTGTTGCAGCTAACGCATGTCTGCAAGCTGTTAGCCTTCTCACGTTCCTTAGCACGTTGCAGTTCTTCTTCATCAAAGGGACGGATATCAGTACTGTCTACAGGGGGCAGTATCCAATCAAACACATCCTGTATGTCAGTCTGAGTAACACCACAGTAGAGGATCAGCTTTAGGCCAAGCTCTTGCATGTTGTCTGCTGCTTCGTCACTCATCTGGAACGTGTAGGTTGCACTACCATCTGCGTTCTCAGTGACTTTCTCTACGCCAATATACATTGGGAACTTATCGTCATCATCATCAGTCATTCTGGTCCTCCTCTAAGTGGTACAGTTTAATCACACGGGTCAGTGCTTTCACGTCCTTAGTCATTTCCTCGTAGTCTTCTGCCTCTGGCTTTGACCAAGTTGGTAGCTTACACAGGTGGTCTATTTCATCTAGGTACATGTCTCGTGTAGTCTTGAGCCGAACAACCACGACAGCATCTGCGAAGTCGTAGAAGGCATCGTGTCCATCAAGGTGTTTAAGTACATCAAGTAGCATCAATCATCTCCGTCTCTTGCGTGTTTGTAGTACGGGTAAGTCGTAATGGCTGAATATGTAGCACGAAGCTCACATTCTCCTTACCCATTGCGGTAAATACGGGTGCTAATCTCCGCATCACTCCTCTGTTTTACCTTTTACAGTAAGCAGCCACTCGTTGAAGTCAGAGGGGGTCATGTAGTCCAGAAGGATACACTCAATAGCCCACAGCAGGTCTTCATCTACGCCCATGTCCATGTCACCTTCGTCCGTAACGGGCACTGAGCATAGCTTGTAGTACTTCATCAGGCTGCGCACGACGATCTCTTCCTCAAAGTCATCCTCAAGGTTACGCAGCATACGGCTGAACTTGTCTGTGACCTTAGCGGCTGCGCTGCGGGTTGCATTGTAGTCACTCATCGTCTTGTCCTTTTTAGTTCTGCGAGGATGATGCGGGCGTTATCTAGTTCCATGTTCAGGTGCGTACCCCTTAGCAGTAGGCTATCCGCTGAAAACAAGCCCACCATGCCGTCCAACGCTTCCACCGCCTTCGCCAGCTTGGCTTCCAGTTCCTCAATGCGGTCGGCTGCTTGGTCTGTTCGCCAGTCTCCGTCATCTGCCCTTAGTATCTTCACCAGATCGTCACTCATCGTCATTCTCCGTCAGTGCATCCCAGCTTACCGGGAATAGCTCAATCATCTTACGATCAATCTGCTGTGCTACGAGGCGTGTCTCATACTGTGTGTCAGGCTTGCAGCGGAGGTTGCACATATCAGCAAAGGCATCCAGTGAACCTGACCAGTACCACTCAGTCATCATGCTCTGAGGCAGAACCATACGTGCTTGCTCTTCACAAACACCAAGCTCTAACATGCGGCGATAGGTACGTGCTGCACCCTTAGTCAGTTGCTCATACTTATTCTCGACAGGCTTACGTGCATTACTATTCATTACACCTCCACTGCCTTGCTTCTTGTTCTCTGCTACCTCACGCCAGTCAGGTACGTAGAACTCAGGTGGCTCATTGACGTAGCGACGTGATACCTCGTTCCAACGCAAGAACTTGTGCTTGACTAGCTGCCGTGCCACAAACACTGGTGCCTTGATGTGAAAGCTAGCGAATGCATGGCCGAATGGTGAGGTGTGCTTGTGCTTAGCTAAGTACTTGATAAGCTTAGCATCTTTGTCTTTCAACTTAGGTGGACCCCAAGGATCACTCATGTCCATCTCTGATGTCTTACCAAAGCTAACCCGTGCTGAGTTTACAACAGACAAGTCGCTGCCCATGTGGTCAATGTATGTAGCTTCAATCATCAATTCGTTTCTCCAAGTCTTTCATGTCTTCCTCTACAGCAACAGAGAAGTACTCTACGCTGTCACACAGTTTGTTGTGCATCTCTTCTAGGTGCATGACCCTAGCTAGCAACGCTTGCCTGTCCCACAGGAGGTACAAAGCAACAAAGCCAAAGGCTATCTGTATCATTACGTCTATGTCTATGTGCATACTACACTCCTAAGTCTGTCAATGTCTGACTCTAGCTTATACTTTATGTCGTCGTCAAGGCGCAATGCCTTAGTGTCTAGCCCTGTCCACGCCTCTACCTCTCGCTTATACTGCAACGTCTTGTGTGCAGCATCAGGGTCAAGCGCTACCACAACCCTGTAGAAACCATCTATGTGTTGCATAGTTGCCACACTCAATGATGTGCCAAGGATAGCTAGACCAGTCAGTCCCGGTATCAGTTTGGCTGCGGTGTATGCACTGATTACGTCCTCCACGATAAGCACGACACCATTAGGCTTGCCTACTGTGCGCTTGTACACATCTGCGTTACCTGTGTAGCGATACCACTTAGGTATAGCGCCATCCAATGCACGGCCAACAGCGTCAATCACCCTGCCTTCATGTCGTATAGGAAACACAGAGCGTCGGTCCTTAACGTCATACAT